GTTCGTCGTCAATCAGTCCCTCGCCATCAACCGCGAGGTCTATGCCACCAAGTACCCCGACTACGACTATGGCCGCCTCGTCTACGTCGATGAGAGCTCGCCGGAATGGTCGGGCGGCATCCTGTCGTTCACATCCGACACCACGGGGGCCGCGAAGTGGTTCTCGCCCGGCGCGAAGGATGTGCCCTACGCTGACGTCAACCGCTCCAAGCTCGAGAAGACCTTCCACGAGGCTGCGATCGGGTACGAGTTCGACGAGGGTGAGATCGGCCGGGCGGTTCTCGAGGGCCGTGACCTGTCGGGCGATCGGGCGTTCAGCGCAAAGCGCGCTTATGAGCAGTTCATGTACAGCCTGACCCTTCGTGGCGACGCGGATAAGGGCTTGGGGGGCCTTCTGAACTCCTCAGGCGTCACCGCGGCCAATGTGCCCAACGACGGTGTTGGCACATCGCGTCTATGGTCGACCAAGACCTCCGCGCAGATCCTTCGTGACCTGAACCTCGGACTCACCGGTATCTACACCGGCTCGAAGACTGTCGAGATGGCCGATACGATCCTGCTGCCGATCGACGCCGATAACTATCTCTCGGAAACGCCGTTCGGCACGGGCGACAATGAGACGATCATGTCGTTTTTCATGCGCAACAACGTCTACACGCGCACGACTGGTCAACAGCTGACCATTCGGGCTGTACGCGGCCTGGAAGACGACGGCACATCCACGACTGGCCGGATGGTGGTCTACAAGAACGACCGCACCGTCGTGAAGCTTCACCTCCCGATGCGCCACCGCTTCGCCCGTCCGTGGCAGGACGGCCCCTACCACTACTCGGTGCCCGGCATGTTCCGCACCGGCGGCGTGGAAATCCTGCGCCCGGCCGCTTTCCGCTACCTGGACGGCATCACCGCCTAAGCCTGAACTCAGCCCCGAGGCGCGACCTCGGCGGCTAACCCTTCGCGGGAGATTCCCATGCGCTATCAAGTCACGAACAACACGCAGAACCCCCGCGCGATCTATCACGGCGGCGGCTACACGCTGGTTGAAGTCGGTCAGACTGTTCCGGTCTCGATGCTCAAGACTGAGGCCGACAACGCGGCCGTCGACGGGCTGGAGTTCGTCAAGGAAGCCGATGCCCTGGCCGCAGCCGGCGCCACCCGCGCCTTCTTCGCCATCGCCGACGACGCCCAAGGCGGCGGTATGGCCCCGCTGGAAATCGACGGCGGCAAGTACCTCGGCTACGCCATCGGCACCGAGGCTCCCACTGACCCTCGCGACTATTCTTGGCGTCCGGTGACCGAAGCGGTATCCGCGCCTGTCGAGCCCGAGCCCGAGCCCCAGACCGAAGCCGGCCCCGAGACGACCGCTGGCGAGACCGAAACTGCGCCTGGCGACGACGCTCTCGCGGCTGGCGAAGGCAATGACACCATCGTCGGCGAGCCTGGTCCCGACACCCCCGCCGATGAGCCCGTTGCGCCCGTCGAAGGCGAGGGCGTCGACGCCATCCCGCCCAGCGACGCGCCCACCAAGGCCATCCACCGCGGTGCCGGCTCCTACAGCGTCATGCAGGGCGACACCGAGATCGTCGAGCGGCTGACCAAGGCCGAGGCCGTCGAGTTCAATGGCCTGTCGGACGACGACAAGGGCGCCTGGATCTCGCTTCGCACTGAGGCCTAGGCTGTGGCCGGTTATGGTTCCGACATCGACTATGCGGCTTGGTTGGCCGCGAATGGCCATCCAGCGTCCCCGGGCACTCCGACCGCCGCCGTTCTTCGTCAGCGCGGCAGCTCCTACATCGACAGTTTCTACGGCGCTCGCTTCTCCGGCTTTCCAACGACCGGCATCGATCAGGAGCGCGCCTGGCCGCGTGCCGGGGCATCGGCCTACGGCACGAGCGTCGGCAGCACCGTCATCCCGCGCGCCGTCGTCCTCGCCAGCTATCTCGCCGCCCTGCAGGAATCGGTGAGCCCTGGAAGCCTATCGGTCACCGTGACTGCGTCGCAGCAGGTCAAGCGCGAGAAGGTCGGCCCGATCGAGGTCGAGTATCAGTCGGCGAGTGGGGACGTGGTCATGTCGGCCACGCCCATGCTGTCGGCCGTCGAGGGGCTCCTGGCGGGCTTCCTGACCCAAGAGATCCCGGCGATCTTCGCCGTATGACCGTCGCCCTAATCCTCGGCGGCGCCGATTGCGTCTACCGTGATTTTGAAGCCGCCCTCGACCTGGGTGAGTTCGACGGGGTTGTCGGAGCAAACCACGTCGGCATCACCTGGCCCGGCATCTTCGATGCGTGGGTGAGCCTGCATCCAGATCGCTTGAAGCGCCCTTGGGTAGCTTCCCGCCGCCGACGCGGGTTGCCTGACCACAAGGCGGTGATCACTTCCGAAGAGACCGAGCGTCGCTTTCCTGGACAGGAGAACGCCGGGTCATCGGGTCTGTTCGCGGTGAAGGTGGCGCTTGTCGATCTCGGCTTTGACCGAGTCGTGCTCTGCGGCGTCCCGTTGACCCGAACCGCCCACTTCGATGATCCGACTGACTGGAAATATGCCGAGAGCTATCACGAAGGGTGGACGCAAGCCCTTCCGCACATCCGAGACCGCGTCAGGTCGTTCGGCGGTTTCACACAACAGCTTCTAGGCGCGCCGGACGCTGCCTGGATCGCAGGGGACTCCTGATGGACCTGATCTATTCGCAAAGCCGACACCCCCTGATGGATGGCCGCCAGCTTCGTAACCCGCGCTTCTTCCAAGGCATCGAAGAGGGCGTGAAATCCGTCGTCATCATCGGCAACTGGCCTTTGATCTCAGCGGCGTACGGCCTGGCCGGCGTTAGGGTCCAAGAGATCGATGTGACCCCCGCGAGCCGCTCGGTTGCGCTGCCGCCGCCGGAGCTGAAGCGCCCCGTTCCGACGGATGAGCGCGGGCAAGTCTACATCCCGGAGGATTGGGTGGGTCTGCCGTGGTCGCGTCCGACTGACGCCGGGCTGACCTTGCGCGGTCTGGCGGCGGTGTTCGCCGACGGGTCGGTGTTGAATAAGACGCAGGCGTCCGTGGCGATCAATGAAGAATTGGCGAGGCGGGCCGTCCTCGGCGTCATCACGGGCGACGGGTCGGGCCAAGCATTGCCGCCTATCAACCAATGACCGCTTTCGACTACGCGCGCCCAAAGGCCACGGCCGAGCGCCTGATCACGCGGTTTGGGCAACCCGGCACGTTGCGGCGGCCGGCCTCGACCGGTCCAGCCTACAACCCGACCGCCGGCACGCCCGCAGACCAGGCCGTCACCTTCGTGGTGACCGAGTACAGCAATCGAGAGGTCGACGGCACGCGCATCTTGGCGACCGACAAGAAGGTGCTGCTGGCTAAGGGTTCGCTCACCATCGAGCCGGCCACGTCCGACCTGCTCTTGGACGCCGACGCCAAGCCCTATAAGGTGATTGCCGTCATGCCGCTCAAACCCGCCCAGACCGTTGTCCTTTTCGAGCTTCAGGTTCGTAGGTGAGCGATCATCGCGAGGCGCTGGCCAAGGCTACAGCGGCGATGATGGACATCATCTCGCACAGCCAGGCGATCCAGGCCGCCGTCCTGCGCTCAGCCGGTCAAGGCGAACTCAGTCGTATCCGCGACGAAGCCCACGACACCCTCGACGCCTACCTCGACCTCAGCACGGAAGCTGCTGTCGCCGTCCGGTCGATCGTCAAGCCCTAGCCCATGGCCCGCAAGCCGACGCAACAACAGCTCTTCGCCGAGCTGGAGCAGCGCTATGGGCAGGCGATCGCCGACGCGTTCATGGCCGCGATCCAAGACCTTCGCGACGGGGCTGACCTTCAGCGGGTGATCGCCGCCCTTGAGGCTCGGGATTTCGAGGCGGCCATCGCGGCCCTTCATCTCGACGCCGACGCCTACGCCAAGATGCTCGACGCCATCCAAGCCACCTACCAAGCCGGCGGCGAGGGGGCTACGACCTACTTCCCGGCCAAGGACCGGACGGGCGCGGCGATGATCGTTCGCTTCCACGCACGCAACCCGGCGGCCGAGGCATGGCTTCGGGATCACTCGGCCACGCTAGTGACCCGCATCGTTGACGACCAACGCCAGGCGATCCGCCAGGCGCTTACTGCGGGCATGATCCGGGGCGTGAACCCGCGCACCGCAGCCCTCGATATCGTCGGGCGCGTCAATCGTGTGACCGGCAAGCGGGAGGGTGGCGCTATCGGGCTTTCCGCGGCTCAGGAGACCTTCTCCGGCAATGCGCGGAGCGAGTTGGCTTCGCCTGACCCGGCGGATCTGCAGAAGTATCTAGGCCGTGCCCTGCGCGATAAGCGTTTCGACCGCTCCATTGCAAAGGCGATCCGCGAAGAAACGACCGTTCCCGTTGCGGTTCAAGCCAAGGCCCTGACGCAGTACCGCAACAGGCTCTTGAAGCACCGTGGCGACACCATCGGCAGGGTCGAGGCCATGACGGCGCTGCAAAAAGCCAAGTTCATGGCCCACGAACAGGCCATCGCGGACGGCAAGGTTGATGAAGACGCCATCACCAAGCGGTGGCGCTCAGCCCACGATTTCCGGGTCCGTCACACCCATGCAGTGTTGGATGGCCACAAGGCAAAGTTTCGTGAACCGTTTGTCAGCCCAAGTGGCGCGCGGCTGCTGCATCCGATGGATACCACCATGGGCGCCGGCGCTGACGAGATCGTCGGATGCCGCTGCACCGCAGAATATCGCATCGATTTCCTCGCCAGCCTGGAGTGACTGCATGGCCAACGGCGCCTTCACCGCCCACGTCGCCAGCGAGGTGGCGAAGCGGAAGAAGGTCATGCTCGCCATTCGGAATGAGGCGGCCCAACGGACGGTCGAGGCGATGCAAGAGCCTGGGCCGTCCATGGCAACCACGAAGAAGGCGATAGCGATCGGCGTCGGGCTGGGAAAGCTCAAGGCCAATGGGGCGCGGGGTGTCAGCAAGCGCGCCTTCGGGCCGGTGAGAAGCGGCGGGGCCGGCCACCTCCCGATCGACACGGGCTTTCTCCGCTCCTCGCTCGTGGCCTTGAATGGTCGCCAGACGCCAGCGCAGATCAAGGCGCCAGAAGGTGGCGGAACGTTCACCTATGACGAGGGCCAAGTCACGTTGGTGATCGCCAGCGCGGCCCTCAGCAACCCGATCACCGTGGCCTACAGCGCCATCTACGCCCGCAAGATGGAGGCTCGTTACCGCTTCGTGAGCCTGGCCGCCCAGCAATGGCAGCGGATCGTGGACGAGACGACCCGCGACGCTCAGGCGAGGATGCGCTGATGGCCACCGGCAAGCCCGCCCAAACCTACGACGCCTTGATGGCCCGTTGCGCCACGATGACGATCGGATCGCCCGCATTGCCGATCGCCTACCCGGAGCCTGGTGAAGAGTTCAACCCGCCGACCGACGCTATCGACGGCAAATATCTCGACGTTCGATACTTTCCAAATCGGCCTGCCTGGGAAGGCGTGTCGGACGGTCTGCTCGATCAGGGCTTTCTGCAAGTCTCAGTCGTGTGGCCGAAGAACCAAGGCCTTGTGGCCCCGCTCGAGGCAGCAGGCCAGGTCGTGGCACACTTTACCAAGAGCACGTCGCTCGTGTCGGGCTCTACCAAGGTCACCATTTCCGGCGAGCCGTCTATTCAGACGCTCTCCGAACCCGATCGGGTCATCGTGCCCGTCGTTATTCCCTGGACGGCCTGAGCCTGACAGGACCGCCCTAACGCCGTCTGGGCCGCGGCTTCTCGCATCAAATCATGAAGGAGCCTTCCCATGGGCGATATCAGCACGGGCACGGGGTCGAAGATCTACATCGGCCCGGTCAACACGACGGCGGACGATGAGACCGCATACGCCGCCCTTTCCTATACGAAACTCGGTTTGGTCGAGAGCGTGGGGCCACACGGCGATACCGCCGCCACCATCACCTTCGCCGACCTTGAGGACGCCCGCGTTCGGAAGCGTAAGGGTGTGCGAGACGCCGGGGACGTGAACATCGTCGTCGCCAACGACCCGCGCGACGCCGGCCAGCTTGCGATGATTGCGGCCGAGGCGACGAACTTCACCTACGCCTTCAAGCTCGTCCTGGCCGATGCGCCCGACGCCAACGACACCGACACGACTCGCTACTGGCGAGCCCTGGTGTCCACCGCCAATCTGCAGGAACTGACGAACGACGCGGTCAACAAGCGCGCGTTCACGGCCCTCATCGACAGCAAGATTGTCGAAATCCCGTCTGAAGCCGTCGCCTAAGACACGGCTACCGACCACGAAAGACAGGCTTCACCCTCAAACTTTACGGCTTCGGTCGCGCCGAAGCTGCTTTTTCCCGAAAGCAAACACCTATGGACATCACCAAGCTCGATACTAAGGCCGCCGCCAACGACGGCGCCAAAATGGAAGTCCTCGACCTGGCCGGCGCTCCGGTCCTGAAATCTGACGGCGTCACGCCCGTGACCATCACCCTCATGGGCAAGGACTCCGACGCCTGGATCAAGTTCGACAACCAGGTGACGAACCGCCGGCTGGCGCAGGGCACG